CGTTTGACGTTGCCGGATACATCATCCGCCGCGTCCCCATAGCCGGCCACAAAGGTGATCTGGATGGGGTTGGCCGGGTATAGGGTCAGGCTGGGCCAGGTCTCGCCATAGGCCAGCACAATCCGGCCCGGCTCGCTGTCGGTATCGACGATGTAGGCGCTCGATGACCAGGTGGTGCTGTTGCCCTCGCTGTCCTTGTAAACAACCGAAGTCACCGATTGCAACGGCGGTCGCGGCAGCAGGATTTCATCCAGTGTGGGCCACCCATCCAGGCTCATGCGCCACGTCTGCGTGATGAACGCCCGGCGCATATCAGACTCCAGCTTCTCTCGAGCCTCGACGATCAGGGCCGTCAGGTCGTCATCCTCGTCGTTGTGGTCGATCCGCAGGTGCGTTTTCAGTTGGCTGACCGACAGCGGTTCGGCTGCCGGCGCGGTCACCAGCTTCAGGCGCAAGGTCACGAATATTTCTCCAGTTGCACCGTCACCGCCGCGTCGCTGCCTCCGGAGCGGATGAGTTGCAGCGCCCGAATGTTGGCGTTGCCCTTGACCTCCAGGTTGGCCCCGGCCGCCAGGGGGATGCCCAGCGTTGCGGTCGGGGTGGTGCCGTCATAGGTCAGGGCCACCCCTTCCGTATTACAGGCCACCACCGCCCGGTCCGCCTCGGCCAGGTCGGTCGATCCCCAACTCCAGGAAGCGTGCGAGATGGCCAGCGCCGTCGTCGAGATGGTGTTCCCCTTCAGGGCGTACGCCCCTGGCGCGCTAAGACTTGGCATTGTCGGTCACCTCATCGCCATCCGTCTTAGCCTCAGCCTTAGCCTTAGCCTTAGCCTTAGACCGGGCCGGTGGCTTGTCATCTACCTCAACCGCCATCTCTTCCGGCTGCACCGTCGCCGTCTCTCGCGGCGCTTTGGCCGGCTCGGCGTAGCCGCCGTCGATCAGGGTTAGGGCCTGCGTCGCCGGCAGGTCATATTTCTGGTTGGCCTGTAAAACCCCGTCCGGCCCGGCCGCCATCGTGATCATTTTTACCCACATAGGTCACTCCTTTCGATAGTAGGCCCGGAATTCCAGCGTATCCCGGCCTGCTGCTACCTGCTTTTCCTGGTCCATCAGCCCATCTACAAAGACGCCCACCTTGACCATTTGCTTGGCCATCCGCAGCGCCTCAAGGGGGTTGCGGGTTTGAGCCAGCGCCAGCCGGAACCAGTAGCCCAGCCGGCTCGCCCCCGACAGGTCCGGTCCCTCATTGGCCCAATTGCGCCCCTCGCCGCCGATTACATAGCTTGCCCCGGCGTCGAGCAGGGCGTCGAGCATGGGGCTGCCGGTATCGGCCAGGTAGCAGTTGGCCGCAAAGACCACCGCCCCGTCGAGGTTGGCCGCCCGGATCTTCTCTGCTGTCAGGGCAATCGTCCGCTCCGGGAAGACCGGGCCAGGCAGCTCCTCAAACCAGTACGGCGCGCCGGGCAGACCATGCAGATCGAAATAGATCAAGTCACGCCCGGCCAGCCACTCCGGCCGGAAGCGGTCGGTTGTCATCGGCGGGCAGGTCATCGGCGGGACGCCGGACGCTCTGGCCGTCGCCTCGCGGAACGATAGGGCGCAGTAGGCGAAGACCTTCAAGTTACTTGTCCCCCACCGCACAATAATGGGCCGCAATTCCGGTAGTGCCTGCATTAAATGGGGCAGACGCGCCTCCAGTTAGCGAGGTCAGGGTAAATGTCGTAGTGGCCGGGTCACTCGCATGCAGGCTGGCCGCCGTCGTCACAGGCGCAGTGACCTGCATCGCCAGCACCTGGGTAACCGTACTGAGCGCCGTGACATCAATCGTCGTACTGCCCGTAAACGTCGATGTCGTTGCGCACACGATCTCCTGATCGGCGGAGGCTATCCCCAGCGGATACAGTCCCGTTTCCAGGGCAATATCCGCCCCGCTGAAACCCACCGTCGCCCCGGCCTGTACATCGAAGGTGGCGCCGGACTGCATCTCGATTTCGCAGCCGCTTGCGGCCACAATCTTCGCCCCGCCCTGTTCGGTGTAGCAGTTTGTGCTGTACGAGCGGGCTACCGGCTCCTCCGGCTCGCCGCCGCCAAAAAAGGTCAGGCCGGCCAGCGTCGTTGCCACCACTGACAGGATGCCAAAGATGACCACCGCCGTCTGCCAGACGCGCGTCCAACGTGTCTGAAATGCTTGCTTTTCCTGGTCTTCCATTTCAAAACCCTCCGTAGAAATCAATGGATAGTGGATAATGGATAATTGTGTGGGTGATGAGGCTGCGCTATCAATTATCCATTATCAATTTTCAATTGCTCAGGCCGTGCCTTCAGCCGGGCTGGCGTGGGTCTCCGCATCGATGGTGGCGCCGTGGCTGGTCGGCTTATCGTGCGCCCCATAAAGGATGGCGTACACATCGCCGGTTATCGAATCGGCTCCGCCGCGCACAATCAGCAGCTTCAGGTAGCGTTCACGCGGCTTGTAGACGTCGATCAAAAAGCTGTCGCCGTCGTCGCCGGGCACATTCTTGGTCCCTTCCAGATCGGCGTAGGTATCGCTCGACCCGTCGTCGGAACTCTGCTGCACCTTGGCGAAGTTGCCGGCGTCAACCGTTGCAATCGAGCCGACGAACATACAGCCTTCAAAGCCCTGCGTATCAACCGCATCGCTGGTTAACGTTGTCCCCGCGCTGCCCGCCCCGGCTTCAATCAGAATAACTTTTACGTTCTTGTTCAGGTTCATGTCATCCTCCTGACTAATCCCTAATTCTTAATCCTTAATCCCTAATCCTTTACGCCAGCTTTACTCGGGCGAAAGCCTCTTCTAACACCGGCTGCCCGTCGCTCTCCAGCCGGCCGATCAGCCCGACCTGGTTGGTCTCAGCATATAGTTCGTTGAGCAACTGAAATTCCAGGGTCAGGGCATCGGCGATCCAGTAGTTGCTGAAATCGCCCAGGATGCCGGCATACAGACCGCTGGTGAAGGTGTTGGGCGCGTACTCAGACATAAACACCGGCAGGCCCAGCAACCGGTCCGGCTCGCCAACGCGCACGCTTTCGCGCCAGAGATACTGGCCTTCGCCGTCCTTCTGCTTGGCGATCTGCTTGGCCCCATCGCGGTGGAACAGCCAGCGTGAGCGCGGCCAGTAGGCCGCCTTCAGGCTGTACTTGGCCTCGATCAGCCCGTCAAACTTAATCTCTGTGTCGGTGTTGCCGGTGCTGACATCGCGGCTGGTGCTGATGCCGCTGCTCGAAGCGGTGAAGACGCCAAGCGGCTGCCCGGCGCCATTGCCGGTCAAAAGGGCTTTCTCAAAGGTGATGCTGAACTTGTAGCCCAGGCGGTCGCGGACCAGCATATCGGAATTGGGTACGGCCCGGATCAGCTTGCGGCTAATTTTGATCCGTTTCGCCAGCGGATGCGGATGCAGCTCGCGCTTACCGAAGGACATAGTTGTGTCCTCGCTGCCGGTGGCCAGTTCGCTGGTCCAATCGGCGTCAGCCGGGTCAGTCTCCAATGTGGGGACGCCCATGCTTTCGGCGTTGGTCACGGTGAAGGTGCTGGCCCACTGGCGGATGAAGACCATGTCATCGATGAACTTGATCAGGTCGTTCATGAACTGCTCCGGCGGTCGTAAGAAGCCGCCGCTCACATCCAGATCGGCCTGTAACGCCCGCCATTCCTCGCCGCTCAGCCCGGTCCGAAAGTCGCCGGCGATCCAGCGTGGCAGGAAGCGGGCAAAGGTCCGTTGCGCCCGAAGCTGCCGCTGGGCTGCCTCCTGGTCCTGTTCGGCGATCTCAAAGTAGCGGTGCAGGACCGGGTTGATCACCTGGGCATCCAGGAGCGTCGCGGCCCGCGCGTCCAGCCCGGCCGCTGACCCGTTCTGCTGCGCCTGACCGATCATGGCGTTCAGGGTCTCCAGCGAAACCGGCTGTTGCCGGGTGTGGAGCGGGTCCTGTCCATCCGGCTGCTCCAAATCGCTCTCGACTTCTAGCTGGCGCTCCATGCGTTCGATCCGGCCGCGAAGCTGCTCCGCTTCGCCGAAGAACTTGTCATACTGCTGCTGTTCTTCATCGGTCAGTTCGCGCTCTTCTTTCTCGGCCGTATCCAGAATGGCCCGGGCGTCGGCAATCGCCTTGGCCCGCTTCTGTCGTAACTCACGAATTTTTGTTCGCATCGTTCCTCCTTGCTCCAACAAAAAAGGGGCAACACGCCATCAGCGCGTCGCCCCGGTTTTTCCTGTCGGGCAGAATATTTGATTGGATAACTACATGCACTACAGTTCTAACAGCTTCAAACGCCGGCGCATCAGATCGCGTCGCCCGACGGCGGCCTGATCGCCCGCTCCGCCGGCAGTCGCCTGGCTGCCGGCCTCGGAAGCTAAACGCTCCCCCATCGCCCTGGCTTCCGACGTAGTGGTCGGATAAGCCGGGAAGGTGACGGGGGAGACATCAAATAAGCGGCTGATTTTCAACAGCTTGCGTGTCACTTGTCCATCAACCTCATGCCATTCCTGGTCTTGAATATTAACTCGAAACCCGAATGACGATTGATCGACATCCTTACGCCGGATACTGAGCAACAGATCCTGCGCCCAGGTCGACTCTGGTGGCGTAATCTCGTATCGCAGGCCGTGATCGTCCTCAGTCAAAATCAGAGAGCCGCTCACAGAGCGCCCCAACACGTAATCCGGATTGTGATTCCACAATGCCCTGACATCGCCCTTGATCGCCTCGGCAAACGCGCCGGGCATGATGATTTCCCGGAAGCCGAACATCTCTTCCGATAGTTGGTTAAATACGGCTGCATAACCGGCAATCCGGGGCCGGCCATCCACCTCATCCAGCCGCAGCTCAGCCGTGTAAAACCGCCGTTCAATTTCCTGGCTCATCTTCCTTGCCCTCCTCAATCATTATCGCTCCGCCACAATCACACAATCGCAGCCATCATGGATCGGCGGATGGCTGATATTACGTCGCACATTGATCGGCCTGGCGGCCCCATCCGGTTGGAGGTCCGTATCCTTGTCCAGGAAGTTTTCCTGAACTCCAACAACCTTACCGTCTAAATCACGGCAATAGGGGCAGCTCTCGCCGGTGGCTACCCAGCGCAGCCGGGTGATCCCGGCCAGTATGTAAAACGCCTTGGTGAAAGCATTGTTCGCGTTGAACGCTTCCTCTCTGGCGATCTGTCCGGGCCGCTTCTCCTCCCAGCTATCGAGCCGGGCTTCCAGGGCCTCCTCCGGCTCCTGCCCTTCCAGCAGGGCCTCATCTAGCAACGCCTGAAGCTGGAGATGACTCGACCCCACCTGCCGGGCCGCCAGCGCCTCCACGTAGCTGTCGATGAACGCCTGAATGTCCTCGCTGCTCTTGGCCTCGCCGCCCACCTCATCGGCCACGGCGACGCCCACCTGGTCGGCGTAGTTCAGCAGCACCGGCAAAATCTGGCGCTTCCAGAATGCGCGGTGCTCCTCATAGAACTGCTGCAGCCAATCGCTGAACTGGGTCGCGTCTCGCTTGCCAAAAAACTTGGTGACGGCGCGCCGTACGTCGTTGATCTCCCGGCGCAAAATCCGCTCGCTCACATCCAGGATCACCCGCTCGAACGACCTGGCCAGCCGCTGCCGGCCAGCCGCTACCGTCTGCGCTCGCCGTTCAAAGAACTCTAGCGCCCGTTGGCTCCGCTCGCCGTCGGCGTCGCTCGATGGCGGATCCATCTGGCCAACCATATCGGCCGGGACCATGTTGAGCGGGACCAAATAGACATCTCCCCCCTCGACCGGGTTCATGTTTTCCCGTTCTCTGATGTCGTTGGCCGATAGCCAGCCCCCGTTGCGCCCGACCGAGTAAGCTTGATAACGGCTCTCGGTATTACCCCGCAGCAGCGCGTCGATCAGATGCTCCGCGAAATACTGCGTTCGCTCAGGCCGGGTCAGCAGGTCTCTCCATATACCCTGCTCAAATCGGGTTAACCAGGGCTGTATGGTGTCAGTCACAAATTCAATCGACTGCTCCTCGATGTTGCCAAAAGTCGCGGCGTCCATCGACTGAATTTTGTGCGGTGGCATGCGGTAAAAGCGCGCGATCTCGATGACCGAAAATTTCCGCGTTTCCAGAAACTGGGCATTTTCGGGCGGTATCCCCACACTCTTCGCTTCCATGCCTTCCTCAAGAATGGCGATCCGGTGGGCGTTCGTCAGCCCCTGGTGGCGTCTTTCCAGTGAATTCTTCAGCCGGTCATAGGCCGTATCGCCCAACGTGCCCGGATGTTGGTAAACCACCCCCAGCGCTGCGCCATTGCCGAAGAAACGGGCTCCAAACTCCTCTGTCGCTTTGGCCAGGCCAACCGTCTGGCGGTGGAGCATGATGGGGTCATAGCCGACGACGCCGTCGTAACTGAGTCCGCGCAGGTGCATGATCCGCTCTGCCGGCAGCTCAACATCTGACCCCGTTGGCATCTTGATGACGTACCGCAGCCGCCCATTGATGCGGGCCACCCTGGTCTTATCCGGGCGCAGCGGCCACAGGGCCAACACCTGGCCGCCCCCGCCGTACTGGATTTCAGCGAAGGCGTTGCCCCACGACGCCAGGTGGCCCATCAACATTTCCCGAAATTCGATGGCCGTCATTTCGGGGTTAGGTAGATATCGCAGCACCTGGTAAAGGGGATGCTCCGTCGCTCGCTGCTTACCCCGCCCGGCCCGTTCATATAGGATTAGCGGCAGCATACCGACTGTCTCCGCCAGGACCCGCACGCAGGCATAAACCGCCGAAACTTCCAGGCTATTCTGGTTGGTAACCTCTACTCCTGCCGCCGTTTCCGTGCCGCCGAACATCTTCATAAACCAATCGGCGGGGTTTGAGGGGTGGGTCCTTGTCTCAAACAGGCTCGATAGAACAGACACTAGCGTTCTCGCTTCGCCATCAGCAGACCAACCACGATCAGCGCCAGGCCAACCACGATCAGCGCCCAGGGCGGACTCATCAGCCAGATGCCGCTGGCCATCACCAGCGTCCCGGCCAGGGCCACCCCATCAGCCGCATGCTCTTTCATATCTCCAGGATCCCCCGTTCGTCGTAGACGCTGCCCTTATCCTGACCGGCCCCAGCCGCCAGCGCATCGCAACGCGCCTCCCAGGACAGGACGCTGGCCATAGCCGCATCGATCTTGTGCGGCGAGTCAGAACGCTCTTTGTAAATCGTCCACAGCGGCCGGCCATCCTCATCTCGCATCCGCAAATACTTCCGGACCGCGTTGCCGATGTGCCTGGTCAAACCCGGATCGCCACTGTGATGCAAGTCGCCAGAGGTGATGGCCGTGTTGAACGCCTTGAGCGCGTAAGCCATAGCCTTCTGCCGGTTGGTCCACCATTCGATCACCCGCTTCTCTCCATACTGGCCGGACCATTCCGCGACGGTTGTCTCCCAGTAAGGTGGGTCGCAGTACATTCGCCAGACGGCGTAGATCTCAAACATCACGTCAACGGTATTGGTTACCTCATCAACCGGAACCTCCCACACCTGGACGTTCTCCGGTCGCTCCCACAATCCCGGCAGCCACTGAAAACCTGTCTCGATTTCCGTGGCTACCAACGACGTTGAGTCATGCCAGCGAGCGCCATCAAAGCCCA